ATCAACATCGCCCGGGTTAATGCCGGAAAGCAATAATTCCAACTCAAAACCAGCACTGTACACATCGGCAGTATTATCCTGCAGTGCGTCCACCTCTTCGAAATAATCCTTTTTCAGATCTTCCAGAATATCCCGGGCTAAACCATCGGTGTAACCGAACAGGCCACGCGGGGCAGGTGCTCCGGCAAAGAAGGTGTCGAGCAGATAGGAGACATCGGCGATCTGATCCAGATTGGCATCACCGGAAACGGCACTCACAGAACCATCACCTGAAACATAGAAGTCGGTAGTGACCGACTGCATATCTTCCTCATTACGCGCAATATAGGCATCGACATCTTCTTTTTTCATGCCCTTAAGAATATGGGCTGTGCGTTGCGGGGCTCGGGTGCGGCGGCGAATGACCAGATCTTCCTCAGTCATAATCAGCTTATTCCACACCTCGCGGGAGGCATCCAGATAGGGGCGGCCCATGCATCCCATATCATCAAAGTTATCGGGATCCATGCGGCCAAGGGTCATCTGGAAAACAGCAAACTCGGCAATCGTTTGCCCTGTCATCAGATCAACCTGCCTGAAGGCTTTTTTCGGATCTTCATAGCGTCCGTTTTTAGATACTTGTGGCACGATGGTGTCAGCCGGCATGCGGATGCCGCCCACCACATGGGCATCAGGACCAAGCACCCACTGGAAAGGCAGATTCCCCTCCATAAACATACCACGCGCATCGGATTTGAGTTTGGCGTGCTTATCCAGTCTGGTGCGCTTTTGAAAGAGATTCCACACCTTGCGCACCTCTTTGGATTTGCTGGTGAGAATCAAGCCGCCTTTTACCGCATCACGGGCAGTGCGGTTGTGAATCTTTTTCACCCGCCCATCACTGCGATCCATGTTGCGGATATCCAGAATAGTGGCGCGCAGTTCGAAGTCTGCCCACCACTGCCGATACATGTATTTAATAGAATCTTCTGGAGTGGCACGGCCGCCCAGCTCGGACGTTCTGGGGACCTCTTTATCTCTGTTCATTGCTTGAGTGATTTCAGTCGTGGGTGAATAACCCATTTTGCGCATGATAGTTTTTAACATAGTTACCCCTTACCCGCCGGCCAAAATCTGCTGTCGGGTTTTCTTTCCTAAATGAATCTGTGTCGCTACCAAGCTGACAGCACCACGGGTTAACAGGCCCCAGGTACTGGCCATTTTCGCGTCAAAAAGGTCATCGCCGATTTTTGGCTTCACCATTTTATAACTTGAATAACTACCTTTGGTCGGTTCGCTTTTGATGTTGGAGAGCTGCCTGATGAGCAGCTTCATATCGTTCAGTTCATCATCTTCCGACGCGTCATCAACATAGGCGATAGCGGCCTGGTTGTTGTTGAAGGTGCTGCGCACAGCCTGGGCCATCTGGTGTTTGACCATGCCTTCAAATCTGATCGGTTTGAAGGCCCACTCGCCCCAGGTGCTGGCTGTGCTCTCGCCATCACCGATGGTGCGGCGGTCAATGTCGGTCAGTCCATCACGAAACAGTTCATCATTTAGCGTGGTGAGCATGCCGATGCCATAAGCGTCACCGATGGCAATATCGGGCATAAAATAGGACCAGTATGATTTCAGATCATCCTTGATGATTTGCTCATCTGTGCCAGGTGGCCATGTACGTGCAAAAATGGTGCAGGTGTGAGCGCCGATCTGCTCATCGATGACCACGGCTGATCGGGATGATTCAGGCTGTTCACCGTGGCCGGTGTGGTCATAACCCATCGAGACAAGGCCACGTTTTTTGTATTTCATGCCGGGCATGGGTTGAACAAGATCGATGCGGGCCATCAGGCCGATTTGCCTGGCGCGCTGGATCCACAGCTCCCAGATCAGGTTGCGGCTGGCGACATTAATGCAGAGCAGCTGCCGTACAAACTCATCCTCTGAAAGTTGATCGCGCATCAAGTTGATAAAACCGCCATCGATCACACCAAGCTCAATGCCGTTGACCACATGCATGATCGGCAGCGGGTATTGATAACCCTCGATATCCAGCATCTCTTTGCGCAGGTAACCCTCAGCCAATAATCGACGTATTTCATTTTTTGCGACATCACCATGCATGCAGCCAATGGCGTAGTATTGGCCCGAGTCCAGCATCTCAGTGAGTGTGTCAGCGCCTTTGAATACACCGGTGATGCGGATCTGCGGGTTGTTTTTACTCTCTTTTGATGCGTGCAAACGGCGGGCAGAGCCCATCATCAGCAGGAATCTGGAATAGAGCCGATCTTTTGGCATATCGTCCACCTCTTCCAGGCTGGCCATGGTCATATCACCACCGTCCACCTGGGCCATGATGCCGTAAGCTCTGGCCAGCGAGTTGTTGGAAAATTGGTAGTATGTATCGGCCAGCTGCTTGCGACCGGATCTGTACGCGATGAAGTTTTCGAGCATAGGGCTCTGCCGGATTGAATCGAGGTGATAGCCTAGATTGACCAGGCTCTGCGCTTCACGCGGAGCAACGATGCCGAGTTCTTGATCAGCATTGGTGGCATTCATTTCAAGATTATACATCTCTTTAACAGCTGTTTTACCACCGCGCCGGCTGGCAAAATCAATGCTGTTTGGGTGTTCATCCATCTCTTGCATTTTAAGCAGCTGAACTGGGTCGAGCTCCACCCCGTGCACGTATTTATGCCACAGGGCATGGTCTCCGGAATAGCGCATAATATGCTCTTCAGCAACGCTACGGCGAGCGACACGAACAGCGGCGGATGTTCTTTCAGCCATGGTCTGGTGTTGGGGTTACGTCGATGACATTCTGACTGCGTTTGATCATGCCCATCAGCTGATTGGTTTGGCGATCTGATTCTTTTTTCCAATCACGAAGCTCATCATTAGAAACCTTGTCGGTTTCCTGGGTAGCTCCATCACCATCACCTGCCTGGCGAACCGTCATCGATGAATCACTCAGTGTCATGCCGTTTTTAGATATTAGCTCACCCACAAGTTTGATGAGTGGATGCGCCTGGATCTCATACAGAACAATCTGGCTTTTACCGGTTGGATCTGTTGGATCTATGCCTTTGGCCCAGTGGAAATCACCGTCCTTATCATAATACCATTGCGGTGTTTTCAGCCTCACCCCGTCCTGAATGATGGCCAGAAACATATCATCGATAACGGCCTGAATATTTGCCTGCAGTGTGGCGCGAAGGCCTGCCAATATAGAGGGATCACCGGTTTCATAGGCAATATGGTGCTTCATATACAGTTCGGTTTTTTTCATGCACGCCGGGCCGGTCTCACATGTTTCGATCAGGTCGCAAGTGGCACATTGCGGGTAGTGACCAGGGCGAGCAGGAAAAAAGGTTGCGACCTCGGAGCGCATGCCGTGCTTTAACGCATTGAACCTGGTCAGCTGTGTCTCTTGAGGGGTTGGGTGCCCTTCTATGTTCTTGGTGACGGCTTCAATGCCATCTTTGCTGGTTGGGCCGGTCGATCGTGAATATGCCTTGAGTAAGTTAATTTCCCAAAATGCCTGCTCTGAATCTTGGCCGCAATCAGGGCAGCCTGTGAAATATCGATATGGATGCCAGGGGCGATCGGGCGCATCTTCGGTTCGTGAGGGGGCGGCCTCAAAAGCATGACCACACCCACAACGGAAATGAAGGCTATTTTTAGGATCTGGCGATAATTTTCCCATGGTGGCAGAAAATCGCCCTTTTCGGCGGCGAGATAAACGCCGGAAAACCGTTATTTTAAAGCGTTAATCACATCTCTAATGGTGCTATGTGGCATGGTTATATCGTATGTATTCTGCACCTCATCTCCGATGGCCTGAATATCTTTACCCTGTGCGTGTAAATTCTGAATAAGCATGTTTCGCTGAAATCTTATTAATTTCTTCACGTGCGGTATTGATGCCCTGATGCAGGATCTGTCATCATCAAACAAATCACTCATGAGCGTCCACATGTTCAGGAAGGCATCAAAGCCGATATTTTCGGCTATTTTTATCCACTTCCAATCTAATCCCATTTTTTTTAACTGCGAAATCCGAGGATCCAGCGCGCGATTTTTCTGAACAGAAGATTTAAGAGCATTACATATAGTCAAGTACCCTACCCCCCCTGGGGCTCTGCCTGGTTGCTTATGCCGAGCCCCCACCCCCTTGCCTTTCCCTTTGTGCTTCATCATTCCCTTGGTTGAACTGCGCTTTCCTTT